GCGCAACAGTAAGTTTTTTAGCCATTTATTTTCCTCTGTACTTTGCTGTTTTTTTTGCGATGTTTTTAGGTTGTTTAACAAACTGCTTACCTTTTGCATTGCCAGCAGCTTTGGCTTTATTTGTTGCTGCTTTCTCTGCAGGTGTTAAAGCATTCCAAGCTGCTGAAGGTAGGTAACGTTTCTTTCCCTTAGAAGGTTTACCGTCAGAAGTTCTCCATTTTTCTTGGGTCCATTTCTTTAGGGACTGTTGAGATTTAGCAAGCGCCACTACTTGTATCCCCCGCCAGCTTTTTTGTATTCACTTGCAAGCAACTGGGCTTTACGTGCAGACCATTCACCAGGGTCTCCACCTTTAGAACCAGCCTTAATTTTGTTAAACAATCTCTTACGCATTGCTGGTTTGGTGTAGTTACCAGCAGCATTTACTTTAGATTTGTTTTTCATTTAATACCTATCCCTGTCTCGACTTGCCATTTATGTTCTGCTTTTTTTTCAACTTCGGCTGAACCATCAATTCGTTTTGGTTGCAAACCTTCCTTCCTTAAACGCTTATAAGCTGGCATATCTTTCTGCCAGTTTCGTTCTACCTTATTTGTTTGCTCTACTTGCTTCCCACGAGTTGTGGTGCTATTAGTGCCCATGCGAATATTTGCAATGCGACAACCAAAGCAACCATCAACATCTAAATCGGGATGGGTTTCTGCATGCTTCACGTTATGTACGCTCCGTATCCAGCTGCTGTTAGATCTGCCACTTCTTCATCCGTTAATGGAATTACATGCGACCCAAGATAAACCCTAACTACCGTACCGTCTCTTGGATCATTAATTGTATATGAACCATCTTGTAATTCAAAGAGATTCTCTACTCGCACCCCGTTAGGTAGACGAGCAAACAATCTTTGTTTTGCTTGATACGTAACATCTGGATACGATTGAACAAAAGCAAAGTTTGTAGTTTGTGGAACCCTGAACATACGAGACTTAACCCATGTAGCGTTCTCACTTACGGAACCCACACCAGAGCCTGTAGCTGTTCTAGGAAGCGATTCGATACCGCTGGCTGTCTCGGTACCAACACCTCCTCCTGTCGCCGTACGGAGCGCTACAACGATTCTGGTGGCAGTCTCGGTGCCAAGACCAGACCCTGTTGCTGTTCTTGGTAGGAGTTCTATCGCTGTAGCTGTTCCAGTACCAAGTCCACTACCTGTGCCGTTTCTTACTAAACCACGAATAAATGTTGTTAAAGAAGTTCCAGTGCCGCTACCCGTTGCTGATCTAAAAAGAGACAAAAATGGATCTGCGTCACCAGAACCCGTGCCAGATCCTGTGGCGGTGCGAGCCAAAACTTCTTTGGTTGTGCTTGTTGATTCACCTGCTGTACCACTACCTGTAGCAGTACGGATAACTATAAGTAATCTAGTTGCTGTTTCTGTGCCAAGACCAGAACCAGTAGCAGTTCTTGCATATACTGCAGGACCTAAGTAGTAACGACCACCAGTTAAATATGGGAACGAATAATCGGTTAACCCAGTAAGACGTAACTGGTTAGAACCAGAAATTATTGCGCTATCAGCGCCAACACCAGACCCTGTAGCTGTACGTAATACTACACGTACTCCAGAAGCCGACTCGGTTCCAGTTCCTGAACCAGTACCAGACTTTACTTTTGTTGTAAACGCAATTGCAGTTTCTGTACCAAGACCAGAACCAGTAGCAGCTGTTTGTTTTATAGGTGCACCTACATAATAAGCACCACCAGTTAAATATGGGAACGAATAATCGGTTAATTTACCAATACGTAGTTGAGTAGGTCCCGAAACAGTTACTTCGGTACCAACACCAGACCCTGTAGCGGTACGTAGTACTACACGTACACCATAAGCTGATTCAGTTCCAGTTCCCGATCCAGTACCAGACTTTGCTCTTATTACAAGTTTACTTGCAGTCTCTGTACCAACACCAGAACCAGTAGCAGTTAATTGAAATATTAACGCACCAATGTATAGACCCGTTGCAGGTCTATACGGTGATGAATATTTTGTAAGTGTGCCCTGAAAAGCAGCCATAGGGTTTACCCCCTAAGACTAATCGAGAGACAGGGTTAGTGTAGTAATTTGGAAAGTATCGCCAGCAGTTACAGCAGCCGATGCTGACAATGCACCACTCCACAAAGCGTTACCTGCAGTTGACGCATCCCACAACGACCAATGTGTATAAGTTTCTGTAGTAGAAACGTTAGTCCACTCAATAGTTGAGCTTGTTGCAATAGCGCCCGAAGCCGCTGTAGCCCAAGCAGAAACTTTACGAGTTGCTTCAACAGCAGCATTGGAAGTAGCGGCCTCACCAGGATCACCAGTATGCAACTTGACATACACATTCGTTGGCATAGTCCAAGCAGTTTTACCTGTGGTGTGCTCCAAGATTTTCAGTTCAGCATAATTAGAAATTGACATACAAACCTTTCGTTAGTAAAAGTATAGCAAAGCCCCCCCGCCTTTCATGACGGGGAGGCCCTACTAATTAATTATTAGGAGGCGTTAGCACCAATGCTTGATGCCGACTCAATTCGACGAAGCGAGGCTTCGCGGAAGCGACCGTAGCCGCCGAGCCAGTACCAACCAAGTGGTTGCAGACGCATCAAGATATCTGTGACATTGCCACGGACGATCTTCGGTACTGCGCCGTTACCATCTTGTGTGCTGAACGCCTTAGCAAGAGCCTGACGACCCATGATAAGAGTTGAGTATGCATCTCCTGTACCAGCTGCACCTGCGCCGTTGAAAGCGTTGGTGAATACCTTGGCACGTGGTGTCTCAATGAAACGTACCGACTCAAACAAGCCGATCTCGCCATTGTAGATACCAGTTGGATCCACGTAGTTAGCTGGTGTGCGCCATGCACTTGCATCTGTAGCCGAACGGAAGTCGTACGACACGTCTGGGTGGATGAAGCCGATGTATGAACCATTGAAGGTTGCAACGTTTGCACCACGCAGAGCAGCTACCTGCTTACGGATGTCGTTTGCTACCAACAAGTCATCTACAGCCAGCGTTACACGTGATGTTGCTGGTGAAGCTCCACCTGTTGCGTAAGCTACGTTGGTTCCTGCGGCAAGTACTTCACGAACGACTTGATCGATCGAGTCACCTGCGTTGTAGCCAATGATGTTTGCTGCTGCCGAGTCAACATCCAAGAATGCTGTGCCACGGAGTTTTGCTGTTGTAACAACTGCGTTGCCGTATTCAGCCAAGGTAACTGTTACCTGACTGTCCGAGAGCGCTGTTGGGGTTACGTCAGTTACTTCGTTCAACGTAGATGTCGCTGCTGCGATGTCTGCGAAGATTGTGAATGTAACTCCAGTACCAGGCATTGCCTGTGCTACTGGTTGTACGTCCGCTGCCTGATCGAAAAGAAGTTCTGAACGCAATGCGAAATACGCAAGACGGTCAAACGCCACCTGGTCGATAGACAAGGACGAGGTTGTTGTTTCGCCTGCCATGTTTTAATTCTCCTTAAAGAATTGGTTAATTGTTGATTTGATTCATTCTTGCTTGAGCCAACAATTCCATTACTTCTCTTTCGGATTTAGCGTTTGCAATTCTAGTGCTGTAGTCAACCGTCGCTTCAGTTGTGTCTCCAACGCGTGATGCGTTGCTAACTCGATCCCATGCTTGCTTCTCCTGTGTAGGGGCTGCTTGCATAGTTTCTTGGGGCTTAATGAGATTTGCTTCTGCGGCTGCAACTCGGATTGCCTCGGGTGTGAGATCGCCATCGTAAGCTTTCACGAAATACTTGGACATCCCTGAAGATAGGTCTACGCCTGCCTTCACAAATGCCAACTCTCGTTGAGCCGACTTAGCTTCCTCTGCTTGCTGACGCAAGCTCTTAACCTCTGACTCCAACTCACGCATCCTTGCACGAACTGGATTCTTTGCTGCCTGGTCTTCCTGAACGCTGTCCTCTTCATAGAAGTCTTGTTCTTGCATGACCCACTCCTCCGCCCACACCTGGCTGGAGGGGCCAAGTGGCTGCATATCTCACCCCTGTTAGCACATTGAAATCGGGGGGATTTCCAATGGTTATCCCTGATGGGATATAACTATCTTACATCACAATTAATGATTGTCAAGGGTTGACTATCTGTATTAGAGATTTGCTTGACCGTACCCAGATTTGTACGAAGTGCTGTCGCCTTGAGCAAGGGTTGCCGAACCACCACTAGCAGTTACCTCACCGATACGGCGCTTTTTGCGTTCTTCCACCAATCGTTTAGCTTCAGCATCAGTACCTAGAGCAGCTTGAACAAACTGAAGATCTGTGATTTGCTGTTCGCCAAAACCACCACGTCGCAGTTCGCCCATCTGTCCTACCGTTGTGAAGGCTGCTTCTGCCTCTGCTTGAGTAGTACCTTGTCGCACAAACTGTTCAGCTATATCTTTATTAAAGTTAAGTCCTGAAAGTCTTTGGGCGCTTTCGGCAATCAAAGCTGCTTGTGCTTGACGTTTGTAGTCTGGGGCCATAAGAGGACGTGCTCGATCTGGATCGATTACATATGCAAGAAGATCCCCGTCCGTAATCCCGTACATCTCTGCCATCTTATTTTTTACTTCTGGAGAGGCATCACGCACCACCGTGTATGCATCCCTAAGGCGATTGTTTAGTTCTGATACCGATACGTCACCGCCAATTAGTTTTTCAAAATCATCTGGTGAATCGTAAAACCCCTGTGGCAAACCGTTGGCAGCCAAAGTATCTTTGTATGACTTTTCCAAAGCAATATAGGTAGCTGGTTTTAGTTCATTAAAACCTAAAGCTTTACGTCGCTCATTAGCAGCAAACCGTTTTTTGTACGCTTCCTGTTCGCGTAATGCATACATAAAAGATTCAGTATCGTTGACATCTATTGTTTGGTTAGCATAAAGCGACCAAGCATATTCATACAACCCTTCAAGACCATACGAAGACAAAACGTTTCGCAGTATTTCTTTTGCTCCAACCATTGGGACAAATTCGTCTCCGCCTCCGTCGTCTCCGCCTCCGTCGTCTTCGCTAGCAGCAGCAGAAGCAGCACGATCTTTGCCTTGTTGAATAAGAATAGCAAGAGCATCTTGTCTTTGTTTTAAAGTACCTTTACCAACACCAGTATTTCCTACAAGCTCATTGATGTACGATTCATCGCCATAATATCCACGTGCTTCATAAACAGCAGCAGGATCTAATGTTTCTGGTGTTTGTGTAGATAGATCACTACCGCCTGCATCACCATCAAACATCATTTCATTACTCACGTTACTCATCAACTAACCTCTCCAAACATTTGGGCTATGGTCATAGCCATAGACATAGCATCACGTTTTGCTTTTTTTGTTTTTTCAAATCCATATTTAGGATCGGTACGCAACATAGTTTCCCATTCACCCAATGTAGGTGGTGGAGTATTTGGTCCGCCAAATGCTGTTCTAAATTTTGGATCATTAAACGAAATAGATTCTGGGGCCAACTCCAATGTGTTAGCAGCTGTATCTCGATAAGAACTAAAGATTTCAGCAAGAGTTAAACCAGCGTCCAGTTGTGGAGCCAACTGAAAATGTGCTGCTTTAGCTAAAGCCATACCTTTCTTTTTAAAAGTATCAAGAGTAATAGCTTCTCCGTTGTATTCTTTGCCCTGAAGTGCAGCAAGAATTTGTTCGTTTAAATCTGGTGGATTGTATCCGTAGTCTGCTGCTACTTTTTTTAACGCCTGTGCATCAAGACTCTCTAGTAAATCTTGTTTACCGCGGGCACGAGTTCCCACAACGCTGTTTACATATTGCGACAAAGCAAGTCCACTAAAACCACGACGTGTCGCCGTCAACGTAATGTCATCTAATTCTTTAGTTGTCAAACCAAGATCACCATAACCGCTAGCTATGGTTATGCGATTACCCCTAATTTTGTCGGCTCTATCTACATCAGATAAAGCATCAAATGCTTTAGCAGACTCAACTGTTTCGTTGTAATACTTAGTTGCTTTAACTTTTGCATTAAAAGCATCAACACCAGCTTGAGTTGTAAATTCGTACTGATTAGGTCTTTTGGCTACGTCTTGGATAAGATCAATTAAGTCATCACCAAACTTGGCTCGAGCTTCTTGTTCTCCTGGTCCACCGTCAACAAGTTTTGCGAACTGTGGGAACTTTGCAATGAACGCACTACGCCAATCTTGTTTTGGCTCTTTCTTTTCTTTTGCCATTATGCGCCACCCAACAACGAAAAGATCTGGTTAATTGCTTTACCTGCCGAATACGCACCAAACTCGCCAGGTGAAGCTTTCATTGCTTGTTGTTCGGCTGCAACGCCAAGAGTAGTCGGGTTTTCAACGTTAGATAGTTGACGTTTCCTATCCATATCTTGGATTGCTTGAACTGCAATCTTTACTTCTGCTGGGGTTGCTGCCCTACCAAGAAGTTCAAAGAACGCATTGCCAGTTTGTTTTGCTGCATCCTCTCTCGAAACAACAGATACGGTTCGACCGCCACCAGCCAAACCTGCAGGAAACTTCATTGCGCCAGTAGCGTAAAGATCTACCAAAGCTTTCATAGTGCGACCTTTATTGTTTGCAAGTTGCAACATAAAATCTCTCATAGCACTTTCATCTGTATTAGTTAAGCCGATGCCTTGTAAAGCCTGTGAACTTGGTTTGCCCTGCGCTGTGCCTTGGTAGTAACCCAAACGTTCCATTGTTTGAAATAACTGTGAACGATCAGCATCGTTTTTTAATCTAAAAAATTCTCTATAAATATCTTCTGAAGTACCCGTGTATTTAGATTTAAGAACATTGTTTTCATCAACCAAATCTTCACCCACATAAACCCATCGGGTACCGCCAGGTCCGCGTTGAGCCTTAAGCGTAGATGGAAGTGTTGCAGCAAAACCTACTGCTGGCTGAAATACAGGTTGATAGTTTTTTTGCCCTTCTTTGCCAAGAGATGTTGCACGTGGCGAATAAGCTGCTTCTTGTTTAAGTCGATCCAAATTTTGAGTGTTAGTTAAATCAAGTAAACGCTCAGGCAAAACTACAGCATTTGGATCTGGAACCATTCCAGTAGAATTAACCCCAGTATCGCCAACCAATTTCA